CGGCCTCGATGCGCAGCGCGGCATCCGTTGCCTTGCCGGTATCAACGCCGGTGACGCGGATGACCATGCGCTGCACGCCGACGCGCGGATAGCTCAGCAGCAGCACGTCTCCAGGCAGCGGCATCTCCTCCAGGGCGTCCTTGGCAAGCGTAAAGGTCATGCGCGCAAGCGGCGATCCGAATCGCTTGAGGTCGCGCATGGCCAGCTTGGCCGCCAGCGGCTGGTAGCTCACGCCAGGGTAGTCGCGCCGCTGGTTGATGACGCCGCCGCGCAGCTGGATGGCCGCCAGGTTCTGAACGGTCAGCGTGGCTTCCTTGCCGGTGTCCCAGTCCGTATAGACGACTGTGATTTCGTTTGGCAGCTCGTCCTGCTGCGGGCGCTCGAAGCGCTCTACGCGCTCGATCTCGTTCGGGCCGATGCGCGGCAGGCGGTCGGCATCGTAGTCATCGCGCAGCAGCTTGAGCTCGAACTTGCCGGTGCGCGGATGCACGTAGAGGATGCCTCCGATGTGGTCCAGCACCTGCTCGATGAAGCGCTCAATGGGCTGCTGGCGCGTCCAGATGAGGTTGAGGCCGATCTCATCGTTCTTGCAGATGCTGGATGCAGACAGGAAGCTGCTGCCTATGGAAGACGGCGGATAGCCCATGCCCCAGCGCGTGTCCGTCAGGCACTGCGCGATGATGTAGGCCGGATCCATGCCTACAACCGGATATGGAGATTCAGATAAAGACACCACCCAGGCGTCATACCCGTAAAGAGGCAGCACAGGCGTAGTCTGCGACCATCCTGCATTGGCTCTCCAGACCCTGGCCGCCCAGGGCTTGATGTAGGGGTTGTTCGACGACAGCAGCGCTCTGCGCACAACGAATGACAGCACGCCACGGAAGGCCGGGATCATTGCACCAAGACGGCTGACGAGGTAGTCGTTCTTGGCCTGCGCGTCGTCTCCAGGCAGCACGTCGATGTCGCCTACTATGCCGCCTTCTCTGCCATCACCGCCGAACAGGTCAGGCCGGTTGATGGAAATGCGGCCCATGCCATGCCCGGCATCAGGTATGGAGCGGCTTGCGTCGCCCCATGCCGTGCGCTCGCCCACTCGTATCTCGGTGACGGCATCCACCGGCCCATGGCACAGCACCATGTGCATGCCCATGCGGTATCGGTAGCCGACGGTCTGCGCACCGCCGCCGCCCTTGCCTCCGCCGCCGCCCATCAGCCTGCCTCCTTAGGCCGAGCTTCAAGCAAAGCCTGCTCTACAGCCTTGGCGGCCATCGCATCTCCAGTGGCCAGCAGCGTCTGCGCCGGGATGCCTTCGCGCAGGAATGCGCGAAAGTCAAGCCCGTGACGCTCAAACCACGCGCGAGAGCCGCTGACGCACAGGCCGGCTCTGCGGGCGTGGTCGATAGTGACGGTCACGTCCTCGCTCATTTCTTGCCGCCTGAGCTCTTGATCGGCTCTGCGCCGAGATCGCCGTACCAGACCACGTTGGGGCCGCTCAGCAGCACGGCGCCGAAGACCACAGGAATGGGCCTGCCCTCATCCGCCGTTGGCGCGTCGAAGTCCGTCAGCTCCGCCGGCTTCGGCGCAGGCGGCTTGGGCGCGAGCGCCGCATAGAGGAAGTAGGACGCGACGAGCAGGATCAGGTTCCACATGGTCAGTAAACAGGAGATGAAAACGGGTTCTTTCCAGGAATGAACGGGAAGCCGCCGTAGTTGTCCAGGTTGTTGAAGCGGCTTTGGCAGGTCTGCATGCTGTGGTCGCAGCCGGCGTACAGCCGCACCTCATCGCCAGGCTGCAGCACGGCTGGCGTCAGCAGCGAGACGGTGGGCCCAGGCGGCAGCGCGGAGCTGACCCATGTGTTGAATTCAGTGACCATGTGCCTTTGGCCTGCGGCCGTCTGCAGCCAGCCGCCGATGACGGCCTGTTCGAAAGACGGCGACAGCGCATCCAGCAGCACGTAGTTTCTGAACACCTGCTGCACCGTCGCAGTCTCGTAGATGGGAGACGCGCCGCACTCGGCAGAGTACAGCACGTGCGAGCACGCGCGGCTGTAGAGCCTGCGCAGTCCGATGCGCTTCATGCTCACGTGCACCGATTCGCAGCGGATGCGCGCTGCCTCGTCAGACACCTCGACGCCCAGCACCCGGCCCAGCCACAGCGTGGACAGGCCATTGAGCACCCACGGCTTGTTCAGCTCGATGACTTCCACGAACGATGCGACCATGTGCCGAACTGAAACCGTCTCGCCGCGCAGCGAAGCTGCTAGCAGGATTTGCACGATCTCATGAGATGACGGAATGCGCAGCTCCAGCGCGGCCTTTGACGCATCGGATCCGAACGCGACCGGACCGCGCTCGATTGGGGCGCTCTGGTAGGTCTCGGTGGCGTAGCCGTAGCCGTTGGGGTCTAGCCCCACGTCGTGCTCATGCGGCGTCAGACGGTAGATGTCTGTCTGGCCGCTGAACTCGTACAGCTCGATGTCCATGGCTTTCAGTACACGAAGGTCGTGAAGCCGGCGTATTGCGGCAGCATGCGCAGTGTCAGCACGATCTCCACGATCTCCGGCGTATGCCAGCGCAGCTCCACCAGATCGTGGTCCAACCTACATCGTGCCAGCCTGATAACACGGCTGCCGGCCGGAACGGGTTCATCCAGCCCTGAACCAAGCACAAGCGCTGCATGTGCCCCATCAGCCTGCATTGCAGTAGCCAACGCGTGCTGTCGTCTTCCGTCAGGCATCAGGATCAGAGCGCCGTGCTGGCCATGCCAAAAAGATGCCGCCTGCGGCCTGTCAACGCGCAGATAGCCGTCGTCAACGCCAGCCGCTGCCTGTACTGTCAGGACAGGCGCGGTACCGTCGGCCACCCAGCACTCGCCAAGCCGCCCACGCATGCGCCAAAGCCGCGCGGTCCAGGCGGCGATCTCATCGCGCCCGCGCGCAAAATACGTGCGCCGCAGTGTGCCGGCTGCCCATGGGTCAGCGCGGCGCGTCCACGGCTCGGCCTGCGACAGATCAAGCTGGCCGACCACGCCTTGCGCTGTGGCGGCTGGGTCGTCGCCCCAGCTGCCATCCGGCCACACTGAAGCGCCATCAAGCATCGCATCGCCAGCATCTGCCACATCTGGAGGTGCCGGCAACTGCACCTGCGCCGCCACGCGCGCCGCAGACACGCCGGGCATCCACTGCGAGACGCTGGCCGCATCAACAGACACGCCCAATGCCAGCGGCATCACCAGGCTGCCGCGCCGTGCCGCGCGCGCCAGCGGCTCGGCCAGTCCAACGCGCAGACTCTGCGTAGCCGACGTGCGCAGCAGCTGCCATCCATCCGCAGAAAGAATCAGACCATAAGCCTGCCCTTCCCACCCGCTCATGCCATTGTTGTCAACGTAAGGGAGTCCTGCGGGCCATCCGAAGGCCGACGTGTCTTCGGCCGCTACCTGCAGCCAGTCGTCCAGACCGGCCGGCGCATCCTGCGTCAGAAATGTGGCGTGCTGCGGCAGCGGCCAAAGCGCCTTGCGCCCGGCGTGGGCGTGCAGCCAGTCAGCCACCATGGCATCCACATCACGGCCATGGCCAACGAACCATTCGCAGCTGCGGCGCGGCAGCAGCCTCATGGCGCGGCGGCGCTCGACTCCGCTGGAGCTGCGGCTGATGACGGTCTGCCACTGCAGCCGCTCGATGAATGGCTCGCTCCAGTCGTGGCGGAAGGCGAAGACGCCAGGCTGCGCATCCTCCCATGCAAGCTGTCCGAATGCGTCTATGGAATCGACGACAAGGGATGCGTGCGCCGCCTCGCGGCGCAGCACTTCCACCACCAGCCCTGCGGCCTGCGCGGATGCCAGCGGCACTGCGACAGACTCTGCCAGCGCATCGGCAGCCCACGCGGATGCCGCAGCCGATGCGGCAGACTCTGCCAGCAGTCCTGATGCGGCAGCGTGAGCCGATGCCGATGCGGCCGCTTCTGACAGCGCTGCAGCCGCCACCGCATGCGCCTGCGCGGATGCTGCGGACTCCGCCAGCAGTTGCTCGGCATGCGGATCGGCCTCAGGCGCGCTGGCCGCCTCGGCCAGCGTCTCTGTGGCCAGCCTCAATGCCATGCGTCAGGACTCCACGCCGAACTCGGCGGCGTTGACAGCGCTCTCGGTCCACTGAGCGCCGCCGTTGGGGTTCGCGTCGAACATGGCCGTGTGCCAGGCCAGCTGCTCCTGCAGCGCCATGTCCGCGCTGGATGCGATCTGAGCGCCTGAGACAGCCCTCAGGCGCAGCGCGGCGCTACCTGCATCCGTCTTTCTGGCAAGGGCGGCCACCTGCACGCCGTGCACGGCAGGAGATGCCATCGCAGGCAGCGCCTGCATGTCGAATGTCTGCGCCAGCCCGACCGATGCGGCGCGCACGCCCGTCGCGTCCAGCCCATCGCTGACGGCCTGCCATGCCGATGCCGCGCCCTCGACAGACCACTGGTTGAAGCTGCCATTGGCCTGCGGCTGCAGCACATCCACCCGCACATCGCCAAGAAAGTCATTGT